AATGTGGCGGAGGTAGAAGATGGAACTGGGGATTGATTGGATTTTCCGTGATGACTTATTTAACCCAAAAGAGGATGGTTCAACAGTTCCTATTGAGTTACTGGTTGACCCGTTCGCAGGAGTGTGCTACCGTTATACCTATGTCAAGTTTAGAATGGACGAGGATAATGTTCCTCGTATTGGTTACGATTATGAAATCCTCAAGACCAATGACTTGTCTATGATGACATTAAGGAAGAATGAAAAGTTTAACACAGCATTAGGGCTTATTTTAAACTCCTTATTGCTAGATGCGTCAGAAGTGGAAGGTGCTAGTGAGACTAGAACTAACGATACTAAAGAACTTAATCAAAAATGAATCCTACACCCGCAAGGTACTTCCCTTCTTAAAGGAAGAATACTTTTCTAACCAAGAAGACCGGCTACTTTTCAAAGAAGTGGCCGGTTTCGTGTTGAAGTATAACCAACAACCAACCTTCGATGCCTTGGACATCGAGGTTGATAACTTGCGTGGTACAACCGATGATACGGTCAAGAATATCAAGGAGACACTAAAAGAACTTGATGCTGACACAGTTTTGACAAACCCGGACTGGCTTTTAGATTCCACAGAAAAGTTCTGCCAGGAGAAGGCAATATATAATGCTATCACTTCCTCACTGGAGATTATGAATGGTAAAGGTAAACTGGAGAAAGGTGCTATCCCAGGTCTATTGTCTGATGCGTTATCTATTAGTTTTGATCCAAATGTTGGTCACGATTATCTCGAACAGTTTGAAGATCGTTACGAATACTATCACCGAGTTCAGGAGAAACTGCCATTTGATCTTGATTTTTTTAATAGAATCACCAAGAACGGAGTTCCTAAGAAAACTCTCAACGTGGTTATGGCAGGTGTTGGTGTTGGTAAGTCTCTTTTTCTGTGTCATCTTACCGCTAGCTATTTGTCTCAAGGAAAGAATGTTCTTTATATTACACTTGAACTAGCAGAAGAGGAAGTATCAAAACGTATTGATGCTAACCTTTTGAACATAACCTTTGATGACCTGATGGTTCTGCCAAGAGATATCTACAGATCACGCCTTGATAAACTGAAAGCTAAAACAAACGGCAAGCTTATCGTCAAAGAGTATCCAACATCCTCGGCATCTGCTACACATTTCAGGTCGTTGTTGAATGAACTACACCTGAAAAAGAACTTTGTACCTGATGCCATTATGATTGACTATCTAAACATCTGTTCCAGTTCTCGTATCAAACCAGGTGTAGCAAATAGTTATACATACATCAAAGCGATTGCCGAGGAACTAAGAGGTCTGGCAGTTGAGTTTAATGTTCCTGTTTGGTCTGCTACACAGTTGACCAGAGGTGGTTATAACAGTTCTGATCCAGACATGACCGATACTTCCGAGTCCTTTGGTTTGCCTGCGACGGCTGACTTGTTCTTGGCACTTATTACAAATGAAACCATGGAACAGTTAAAACAGGTTCAGGTTAAACAGTTGAAGAACCGTTATAATGATCCATCACAGAATAAAAGATTTGTGATTGGTATTGACAAATCAAAGATGAAGTTGTATGATGTAGAACAATCGGCCCAAGACATTGTGGACTCAGGACAGGAAGAAGTGAAACCTATTCCGAGACAGTTTGATGGTAAGAACAAGTTCAAAGGACTTAAAGTATGAGACAGGTAGAGATAGAAGACATTGAACTATTCCCTACACTCATACAAAGAGTGAAGAACTTCCTTACACCTGAACAATGTAAGGACATTTGTGATTACTTCAAGCAACACCGTGAAGGTTTTAATCCTATTAGTCTTTTGACTGATGGTATTTCCACATGGGACTATGCTAGTGAAAGTCATAAGATCATAACTGCTAATGTAAAGAGTTGCTCCACATTCACCGACGATATGGTGAATGTTATCATGGAATATGCAGAGGCCCTTGGTGTCAGAATGTATTGCACACAAGACATCGTAACATCCTGGGTATCGGTACAGAATGTTGGTAGCATACATAAAAGGCATAAGCATACAGGAAGCCAGATTGCTGGTGTTATCTATCTCCATGTGGATGATAATAGCAATACAATCACATTCTATAACCAGAATGAGTTTCCAAGTTTCGCACCTCTAAGCGTGTTGAATAAGTATAACTTAGAGAAGCAAGAGTTTAAACCAGAACTAGGAACTTTGTATCTATTCCCTGCGTGGTTAAGTCACGGTTCGGATGATATGGTAAATAAAACACCAGATCGCACTATCTTTAGTTTTAACACCTTCTAGGAGATAAGATGAAACAGTTGTATAGATACTATCCAGATTTTGATGCTGATGATAACCTGGTATGGTATGTCCATGAGTTGATGACCGACCAGATTGTGGCTGAATACTTCTTTGAGGAAGATGCTGAGGCCTTGTGTCTGTTTCTGGAACGTGGTGGTGCCTTTGCTGGCCATACTCCTTCTTTTATGATGGTGAAGGTACCAACGGACATTAATGCGGCCTTTGCTGCTGAGTTTGCAGAATGAACATTTATTGGACAGCATCTACAAAAACAGATTTTATACCTATAATAAATTTTCATGAACCTGAGAATGTTATTAAAAGTATATCGGATAGGTATAAAGATGATAAGAGAATAAATTTTTTAAAGTGTCCAGCGGTTTTGGATACTTTAAAAAATGTTTATGCATTAAAATTTCCTGTTGATTATGACCTAAATTTTGCTACAAATAATATAAGTAGCAATCTATACAATCAAAAATTTCATGATGAATACATTTATTGTAGATCACTTGATAGTTTATTAATCTCGATAAATTTAAAATATTATTTTTTTTGTGAAGAAAGTTTAGAACTTGAAGTTAAATCTGCTTATTTTGATGATAATGACTTTTCAAATAAAACCATGTTTATTCCTGGTCAATTTGATATAGGTAAATGGATTAGGCCTTTAGAATGTGCCTTTATTGTTAAAAAAGGTGTAAATAAAATCGACATGTATAGAGGAGATAATTTTGCTTATGTAAAATTCAATACAAATCAAAATATAAAATTTAAAAAATTTTACATGACGGATTCTCTTAAAGATTTAATAAGCAATAACATTAAAACAAGAGAACTAAAGAGTCCATTATTTTCACCTTTGAGTTATTATTATAACTTGTTTAGCAGTTCAAAAATTAAAAGTAGAGTGTTAAAAGAAATCAAAAATAATCTTATGTGATGAAGAATTATAGGATTTAAAATGGATACTTGGCAACAATTTGATTATTTTCCTTCCAGTGTTTACATCATGGATAAACCGGAATTTTTAGAAAATGTCAATATTGTTGCCCTTGAATATCTTCAAAAAATCAAAAAAGTAAAAAAACTAGATGCATATCAAATGTATCAAACAGATAATTTTTATGCCGATGAAAGGATCCTGAATTTTTCCAAATACGTCGCCAATACTAGTTGGAATATATTGGATGAACAAGGATATGATATGAAGAATAAGGAGACGTATTACTTAGAGATGTGGTTACAAAAATATTATAAGTATGGATCAATGGAACCACATATTCACCCTGCTGGATCATACATAACAGGATTTTATATTTTAAATGCACCGGAAGATAGTAGTGAATTTGTAATACATGATCCTAGGCCTGGCAAAGTTCAATTGGATCATTCTTCAAAAGATAGAATTTATTTTAAAATGGAATCTGGCATGTTATTATTTACAAATTCATGGTTACCACATTCATTAACAAGAAATATGTCGGATAAAACCATTTCTGTTGTTCATTTTAATTTGGGTATCAGAGATTATTATCCGCCTCCACCACCTGCGGAGGTAATATGAAATATAGTATAAGATTCAATAAGTCTAGAGGTGTGGAGGGTAGAGGTACAGTCGACCATGTTTGGCGTGTATTTGAAGATGATAAAGAATACTTATTCAAACACGTAAAGATAAATGTTCCATCATTTAGTGAAAAAGATAATGAGGATTGGAACATTGCTTGTTATGGTAAAATGACAATAGATAGAGAAACATCAACAGCTATTATAAATGGAGAGTAACATGTTTGAGATTTCAGATGAAACAAAAGCAAATGCCATTGAAGCGATTAAAGAGGTTCTAAGAGCAGATGGTGTTCATGATATTCATCTTACCGATGATGTTCTTGGAAGAGCATTTGATGCCGCAGTCACAGCAGTAAAGGCCCAGTTCGGACTGTGACACAACAAAATAATTTTGTAGGATCATGGTTTTTACAAGATACATCGATTTGTGATAGTTTGATAGATTATTATGAAAATCAAAAAGATAGAGAGGTGCCAGGTCTTGCAGCAAATCAATTAAGAGAAGATTTCAAAAAATGTAAAGAAATATTTTTTGATTATGATGAAAAATTGATGATTGAGTATAGTAATAATCATTTACAAAAAATCTGCGATGAATACACAAAAAAATATAATTTTTGTTCTCAAAATCCTTGGCGTACCAGGGAGAAAATAAAAATTCAAAAATATTTACCTGGTGAAGCTTATTATGGATGGCATTGTGAAAGAGATAGTAAAATCGTTCCGATGAACGATAGACATTTAGTCTTTATGACATATTTAAATGATGTCACTGATGGAGGAGAGACAGAATTTTATTATCAAAAATTAAAAGTAAAACCTCAAAAAGGTCTTACACTAATATGGCCAGCCGACTGGACTCATACTCACCGAGGAGTTCCCAGTGTTACTCAGACAAAATATATAATTACTGGCTGGTTTCATTATGTTTAACTGAAAGGACAAATTATGAAAAAGTATCTAATGATCGCCGCATTTCTATTCACCACTCCTGCTATGGCAGATCCAGTAGGAGATTTCTTTGGTGGACTCTTCGGCGCACAACCATCACAAACCCAAGTAAAGAAAGGTAAACATGCGAGACCATCTAAAAGCAACGTTGATAATGATTATAGCAATGATGATGGTGGCCACCATTCCTCTGGGAGTAAAATGGTTGCTTCTTACTACGGGCATGGTGAAAGACTGGCCAAGCATACCGCTTCAGGTGCGGTGTTCAACCCACATGGACACACAGCGGCACACAGAACATTACCTTTCGGCACAGTCCTTCGTGTATGTCACAGAGGTTGCGTAAATGTCACGGTTAATGATCGAGGACCCTTTGTTCGCGGCCGTCATCTTGATTTGTCTTATGGTGCTGCTAGGGCTATCCATATGGGATCGACATCATCGGTGACGGTGGAGAGATTGAATTGAAAAAGATAGTATTTACTTCCGGACTACCAAGGTCCGGAAGCACTCTTTTATCCACATTATTGAATCAAAATCCTAATTTTTCTTCAGAAATAACCAATCCGGTTGGATTGGCATTTAATGGTATAATACGTGCATTTAATGATGTAGGATCAAATAGAAGTCTTATTGATAATAATAAAATGGATAACATATTGAGAAATGTCATAGAAAATTTTCATGATAATCCTGGTAAGACTGTGTATTTTAATCATGATAGGATGTGGACATCAAAATGTGATCTTTTAGAAAGATTGTATCCAAATTATAAAATGATCGTAACAGTAAGAGACATAGGTTGGATTTTGGACTCATTCGAATTACTTCATAGAAAAAATCTTTATAATATTCCAATTTATATGAATAACAATGATAGTAACTACCACCATATATATGGAAGATGTCATGGTTATTTTGATGGTATGATTAGAAGTTCATATGATAGTATAAAAGATTTGATTTATAGAAACATTAATAATTGTTTGATTGTGGAATATGATATGTTAGTTTCCAATCCAGAAATCATTATGAAAGAGATATACAACCACATTGAAGAACCTTATTTCAATCACCATTTTGATAACATCAATTCTAATGATTATGAAAAGTTTGATTTAGACATAAATATGCCGGGAATACATAAAATTAAGAATAAAGTTTGTTTGACAGAAAGAAAAACTGTTATACCTCCAGATATTTGGGAAAAATATAGAGGATTGGAAGTATGGAAAAAAATAAAATCTTAGTAATGGGTTTGCCTGGATCTGGTAAGACCACATTTACCAAGAAATTGATTACTGCTTGTCCTTTACTCATAGATGCTTATGATGCAGATTTTGTAAGAACCATTTTCAATGATTGGGATTTCTCTAATAAAGGTAGAGTAAGACAAGCTGAAAGAATGTCTCACTTATGTTCTTGGAGTATGTATAGACTTAAATGTCATTGTGTTTGTGATTTTGTATGTCCAACAGAAGAAACTAGAAAGTTATTTAATGCGAATATAACTGTATGGATGGATACAATTAAAGAAAGTATATTTCAAGATACTAACAAAATCTTTGAACCACCTTCTAAGTATGATTATAGAATAACTAACTATGATCAATATGATGATGTTGTAAAGGAATTATTATGTATCATCACATAATTAGAAATGCGATTGATGATTGTTTTAGAGATTATGTATTAAAATATATTGATGATAATATTCATAGGTTTCGTATGAACGGCCCTGGACGTTTTGATATGCGTCACATACAAGATGATGTGATAAACAATGAAAAGAATAAATTAATACATAAAATTGGTATTGATTTGCTCGAATGGGAACCGGAACCATTGTTTGGTAATTTTATAGGTTGTAACCTTGAAGGTGCTTTTGTTCACTTACATAAAGATCCAGCACCTTACGGGTATACTCATGCCAGAATAAACATAATGATTAATAAACCTGATGATGGAGGTATTCCTATCATTGACAATGAATATGTTAATGTAAATGAAAAAGATGCTTGGATATGTATTTCATCAAAACAATTACACCAAACGAATCCTGTAATAGGAAAAAAGAAAAGACTTGTGCTTAGTTTAGGAACTATTATAAAAAATGGATATAACGAACTCATACTTACAAAGAAATAATGCTTATCTTGCCCGTCTAGAAATATCTAAAATTAAAGATTATCTGACAACCATAGATCCTAATCGATTAGAAATTTTCGGTTATAAAGTTTATAGTCAAGGTGATGAGGATGGTATCATTGATGCCATCTTCCATCGTTTAGGTATCAAAAAAGGAACTTTTGCTGAGATTGGTGTTGAGAATGGATTGGAGTGTAATACTCTATTACTCTTACATCAAGGATGGAAAGGTTTTTGGTTTGAGGCTAATGAGGAATTTATAAAGCAGATACATTACAAATTTGGATCTGTTGTCAATTTAGGTATTGGTGTTGGTATGATAACAAAAGAAAATATTAATACTGCATTTGAGCAGGTTAATATTATCGATTTGGATTTTCTTTCTATAGACATCGATGGCATGGACATTTACCTATTAGAGGCATTAGAGATTAAACCTAAGGTTATCTGTATTGAATATAATGCCAAGTGGCCTGCCCATGTTTCTAAGAAACCAGTGTATGATTCCAAATTTCAATGGAGTGGAACCGATTACATGGGATCAAGTCTCAAGGCCATAACAGACGTTGCTAACCAAAAAGGATATGAATTGGTTGGTACGAGTATAACCGGTGCAAATGCTTTCTATGTAAGAAAAGATTTGATCAATGATAAGTTCCCAAAATATAGGGAAGTATCCGATTTATACAATCCACCTCGGTATTGGTTGATCTTTGATCATTTCTGGCATATAGGTCATCCTGCTGATTTCGGTCCTTATACAGATGCTTGAATTAATAAAAGATAGAATTGAAAAATTAGAACCTTTTTATGAGAAAAATGCCGTAACAAATATTTTCTCATGGAAAGATTTGGAAAATTTATTAAATTTTAGGCCATCGAATACTCAGGATAGATTCAAAGCGTCTTTAAAAGAGAATTATGAATGGCCTAAACAAGCTTGGGTATCGAATATAAATTGTTATCCACCATCTATTATACAAAAAATAATAAAAAAATACCTTTGTCATATATCGGACTCATCAAAAGTAAATGAGAAAATAAATTCAATTTGCGGTGAACTGGAATCTATTACAAACCTACCCACAGATGCTCACATATATTTTGATTTTACCGACCAACAAAATGTTGGATTTGGAATACATTATGATGATGCCCATAACCTAATAGTTCAAATAGAAGGTAAATCAAATGTTCGAATCTGGAATGTAAAGTCATATGATAAAAATCTACACTCAATCAAAAACCTTGATGTAAATCCTATATTTGAAATAGTAATGGAACCAGGTGATGTTTTCTATGCTCCTGCTCATTATTATCATGAAGTTAAATCCTTAACAAAAAGATTATCTATAAGTTTTCCTAGTCATACTAAAATGAAAAGTCTTTTTCAAGAAAGGGAATGGATAAAAATCACTTGACAAACCTTCCTGGTGCCTATATAATAGTGTATGTTGCATTGCAGCATTGTTTCGCTAACTTTAGGAAACTAGGAAAGGAAAAGAAATGAATAAGGTTATTTCTCTTATCGCACTATTCTATTTCGCCAACCAGGCCGTCGCTGCCGATGCTGGCGAATATAACAAAGACACATACCAAAACTATGGATACGCCGCTGGTGCTTCCGTATTCGGTGGTTCAGAACTAAAGGGTGGTCTTCGTGGTGCCCATGTGGCATCCAACCATCACACCTCAAACTTCTACTATCCTGGATACGCGGTAGTGCCTAATAAAGAGGATACTAAATAAGATATAATCTAAATCTCTAGGGTTAAAATGTGTATCATAGCAGCAAAATATTTTAAAGATACAGGTTGGGTTTTAGCCAAGAATAGAGATCAAGATTATGTCTCCCACGTATCATTCCGCGACGAGCAGAAAACTAAGGTCGGAGAAATTCTAGTTATGTTTGACCATGACATCTCATACCAAGAAGGTATGAACCACGATGGCCTGGTTATAATGACGACTAGTTTAACTCCGGTCCTTAACCAAGAAACAAATAAAAAAGACGGTGATGATATCTACAAAGCACTCCACATGGAACAAATGGATGCCGTCAAATACCTAATAGATCAAAAGATGACTGGTTTCATCTTTGTAGCAACTCCCAAAAAACTAGTATTGATAGAGGCTGCCAGAGAAGATGATGGCACCGGTGAATATAGATCCGTTGTTCGTGTCATACCTACCACAGAAATCGTTGTTAGAACCAATCATGGTGTCCGATTACCATGGGCAGGATTTCAGTATGGTATTGATGAGAAGCAGGACGTATGGAGAAAGTCCAGCGAGATTAGAAAGAGACTAACCGAAAAGGTTATGGTCAAGGCCAACTCTCCAGAAGAAATGCTAGATGCTCTTGCCGAATGGCAGACAGATGATTTGCAGATGAACCCGTTCCGTGTTGAAAACAAACCAAGACAAATGAGAACCATTTTCCAGTGGGCATTAGTTCCATCCGAAGATATTGCAATCGTCAGACCTATCCAGACCAAAATGGATCTAAAAGTTTCTCACCAAAAACTCCACATAAAAGTCCTAGATAACAAATATATTGAGAAAATCTACGACGGAAGGATTCGACATTTTTCCAAGATCAATGTCCTTGATAACGGAAAAGAGTTCAAAACGGTAATCCGAGAAAGTAGGAAATCATTCAAGGATTTCATAAACTAGTTGACAAGGTCTATTCCTTGTGTTAAGATACAATATAACTCATGAAAGGTTATGGAAATGAAAAAGACAGTTATTGCTATTGTTGCTGCTCTAGGAATTAGTATGTCATCCGTTGCTCCTGCCAATGCCTGGGGTTATGGTTATGGTGGTTGGGGTGGATACGGATACGGTGGTTGGGGTTATGGTGGTAGTTATGGTGCTGCTATGCTCGGCGCTGGCCTTGCTGCTGGTATCATCGGCGGCGCTATTGCTTCACAGTCATACGGATACGGTCCTTATGGTTACGGTTATGCTGCTCCAGTTTATGCGCCGCCTGTATATGTCACACCTCGTCAACCTACTGTAAAGAAAAACATTATTATCAAGAATAGTCCTGGTGCGACTGTTATTGAAGAAGACGATATCTTTGGATGGTAAGAGGTAAATAATGTGCTACTATACAATCACCACTAATGTAGAAAATAAAGAGGGCCATTTACAGGCCCTTATGATCATTGATGCTAAAAATGAACTTGAAGCTAAGATGGAATATATGAAAACTTTTGACCTTGCTGATTGTAATGTTAATGAAGGTATTCGTATTCCGGATGGATTTGCTGGTTTAGTCACAGAAAGTATCAAAAAGGCAATATATAAACACGCTACTGGCAGGGCAAACTTGCCATTGGTTAGTTATTGTAACCGTATCTTTATGAAATATGATGAGGAATAAAATGAAAAATCTAATAATGCTTGCCGCCATCCTTGCCTCTTTCTCAGCACAGGCCAAGACCACACCTAAAAAGGAAGAACTACCTATCTGTGATAAGAAAGAAAACGTTCTAAAGTTAATGGAAGAATCCAAGTTTTTCTCTTTACTTAACATGACTAACAAGGAAGGTGTGGTGGAGACCATTTGGATTTCTGGTACCTCTATTGCTGTCACCACCAATCCACCTAAGAGTGAGATGACTTGCCTTATTGCGATGATGAGTGATGTTGTTTATAACTCCGATACCGTTACCGGACTCTATAAAGTATTTGAGGCACAATTAAATAAAGAAAAAGGTATCTAAAGTGAGAATTGGAATTATAGGTGCAGGCTCAGCCTCAGGTGCTTGTGTTTTAGCTCTTGCGCAGATGAATAAATCACTTAAACAAAACAATCATGAGAAGATTGATCTCAGATTGACAATTATTAGTAATCCCAATGTACCAATTATGAATGTTGGTGAAAGTATGAGTCCTAATCTATTTAAAATGTTTTCGGAAATTCTCAGAGTTGATAGTATAGGCATTTATGATGAATTAGAGTTAGTTACCAGATATGGTGCCAGGCACACTTGGGAAAACGAATCCTATAAACCATTTGATATTACTTATTACTCACCACCTAACTTTAAAACTAAGTCTCCTATTAGTAGAATTAATCCCGGAGCACATTTTAGTAGTGTGAAATTTAGTAATTTTATTTTCAAAAGAGTTAATGAAATATTTGAAAACTTTTTAGTGGAAATACACGATAACATAAAATATTTATCTCAAAATGAAAATGAATCTATCGCACATGGAGAAATCAATTCATATAAATTTGATTATATTATTGATTGTAGAGGTTTTCCTACAAAAGAAGAATTAAACAGTAATGAATATATAATCTCTGAATTACAGACTGTTAATTCTGTAATTCTCCACCAAGATCATAAATCATATAATCATCAATATACAGAAGTTCTTTTTCACAAGAATGGATGGCAATTCGGTATCAACACAAAACATAGAAAGGCATTTGGTTATCTTTTTAATAGTGACATTACCACTGAAGAAGAGGCCTTAAAACACTATCTTCATTTAAATAAAAATCTTAATATCAAAGAGAGTGAAACAAAGATTATAAAATGGACATCTTATTATTCTAAAAACATGATGGAGGGAAGAATTTTGAAGTGTGGAAATAAATTATATTTTTTTGAACCCATACAAGGCATACCTTTACATCACTATTTTAATTTCACTGTAATTGCTTTTAATGCAATTTTAAATTTAGATAAGTATTCTGGTTTTTCCGAGTTTTATGAATTTGATAAAAATATGGATTTTAGTGTAGAAGAAATAGTTAATGATTACCATCGGAAAATTATGGATAGGTTTACTGACATTATAGCATTAAATTATGTTGGTAATAAAATGGACAGTGATTTTTGGAGAATAGTCAGTGACAATTCAAAGAAAAAACTTCTAAAATCAAATTCATTTATAAAATTTCTTAAAGAATCAAGTAATAATAATTTTAAAGGATATCCTAAATTTCATCCACACCCATCTATAGTAATGATGCAATATATAGAAGGTTTGAATGTCAGTCTTGAAAAATTATACAATGAATATATGGAGATGCCTAAATAAGAATTCCATACATTAGTCATATTGATGTGTGGTAGCCACCTGTCCACGAAGGTACTGGCTGGTGGCACTTAAC